CACAGCTACAGAATATGCTTCTGAGCGCTTTAAGTTCAACGTAAAAACTGACCTTTTAGAAGTTGTAAAGAGTTTACGTAAGCGTCACGTACCTGTCTTTGAAGACGGATACTACAGATGTATCGCTGACCCTTCATTCATGAAGGATCTACGTGCAGACCAAGGCTTCCGTGAAGTTGCTCGTTACCCTGGAATGCCTGGACAAGGTTCTCCTCTTATGGGTGCTGGACAACCTAACCAAGCTATCTACGCTGGTGGTCAATTTGGCCAAGCCCAGTTTGTAGCTGGAGAGCCAGTCATGCCAAGCGGTTTCGTCTTTGAGGGAGTAAGATTCTTTGAGTCTACAAACTTCCCTGCTAAAACTATTACTGCTGATATCGGTGATGGTAATGGTGCAGGTTCCAAAACAACTCCTGCAGGTCTATTNTTNGGACCACAGGCTATCGGTGTAGGTATTGGTGGACCTAANGCTCAAGTGTTGATCAACAACAACGACGACTTCAGTAGATTTATCATTCTCATATGGCAACTCTATGCTGGATTCGCGAACTTGAACAAGGACTTCATCACAACAGCCTTCACAGTAGCGGAGTAAGGAGGTATAACTAATGGCAACTTACAAATCTTCTGCTGGAGCTATTCTTCAGCCAGGTAACCAGATCAACCGTCTGTCCTCATACAACGATGAAGGTGTATTTGGATGGCCTGGGGTTGAAGCATTTGAACTTATCGGTTATGCAAAGGTATCTAACCTTTCTGCTGCTAAAGCTTCATATAAGAGCTTCGACTTAACAGTCCCTTCTCCTGATCGCCGTGTAGGTGATCGTGTACGTAACGACCGTACAAGCCTTGTGGTACAAGCTGACGCTTCTCGTCCTGCTTATATCTATGGTGCTTCTATTGCCGTTGCCCAAGATGTCCCATCTGCTGCACAAGACAGAGCAGGTTTTCCTGCAGCTCCTGTAACAGCTGATCTACTAGGTACCAACACTGAGGTTCTTCTTCTAGGACCTGACAATGGTGGTAATCCTTTCGGTATTCCTAGTGCTCCTATCAATGGTTTAAAAGCAGCTTCTGCAAGCCTTGGTATTGGTGCATCTGGTATTGCTCAGGGTACATCTGACACAACTGATGGAAACCTACCTTTCCTCAGAGTGATCGGTACTTCGTACACCCAAGCTGATTTTGCTGATGCAATGATGTATCAAGCAACTTCTGACNNTACTTTCAAGGTTTACAACGTAAACGCTACAGCTAACACAACACCAACTGGTGATGGTGTTTATATCAGCCAAGACGATTCTGACGCTGGTCGCGCTGCATACATCGTATGTCGTGTGAACTATCTACGTCCTGCTGCTGCTGTATCTTGGAACGATGTTCAAGGCTTCATTGACTTTGCATCACAAGTAGGTGGTAACGACGAGTAATATTTCTTACTCTTAAGAGAATTGAGCGGGTCCTTGTGGCTCGCTTTTTTCTTGTCTATACTTAGCAGGACTTAGAAATTGTTATGCAATTTATTACTGTGATGTTAATTGTTGGTGTTACTTTATCTTTAATTGGAATATTTATGGATAATTCTCACCCTAACCATCCACAGTAAAGTTGAAATCAAAGGTAGAGACTGGTATGCTAATCAGAGGTTAACAAACAAGTTATGTTGTATCAGTACAAGCCTACAGGTGGTTTAGTTGAAGTTGTATCTCAACATGGCGAAGGAGTTATGATGTGCGTAGATGCACAAGATGAAGTCATATATGCGGATGAAATAGATTTAATTCCCCAATTAGATGCTACTAACGAGAAAATTAGGACAGAAGAGAGGCTTACAGCAGAATTAAAAGCTGAAGGAGCTAGTCCAGATAAGCCAACACCGCGTGAAAGCTTTCCAGTTGATGTTCGTGTAAATATTAATACAGCGAGTGCTCGCCAGATAGCAGATGCATTGCCTGGAGTAGGTTTAAAGACTGCAAGAGATATAAAAGATTTACAAACGACATGTTCTGGAGAGCGTTTTCAAAAGTTAGAACAACTACGTTCAATCAAACGAGTAGATTGGGATACGATTTTCACAGAAAACCTCGTGCGTGTAGATTAAAAACGTTCGTTCTGATAGTTGGAGAGGGGACGATGGGGAGAACCTATATAAAGTAAACTAGTGAAAGGCTTATTTGTTATTAGTTAATGAAGCTTGATACTTTTTTAAAGTCTAAGGTTAGATGGCACTTAGGCTATAACTTAACTTCGGTACCTGCTGGTGACCAAGGACGTCTAGAAGAAGCACTTGATAATATTCAAGATTCTTATTGGTATGACAAAATTGTTGAACAGGTTAGTCGTTGTGATGAAGCTGAGAAACGTACTGATATGACAGGAAGTGTGAACAATGATTCAGCTCCTAAGAGTCGTATTGAAAGTATTGCTGGAGACGTTGATCGTACAATTTCAACTTCTGATTTTAGAGAGACATTAAAAACTTGGAACNCANATTTATTTNTATGAAACAGATAGATTAGCTCTTCACTTATATGTTCCAAACTATAGAAATCCAGAGCAAGCTAGATATAGGTTTAATAGAGAAGGTGCAGAATTTATTCAAGCATTACCTGGGCCAGCTGATGTAGCTGTAGGTACCAGACTTGTTTTAGAAACAAATTATAGATAGCGTTTCCCCCTGTTATTCTTAGTAATAGGTCAACTAAAAATTCATGGCTATAACTTATTTTCAAGATACTATTTTCCAAACTGATAGTGCTTTATCAGCCATTGGTGTTGGTACCGCTTTACAAGTAGCTGTAAACAATACTTTTAACACAAAAGACTATACTCTTATGGCTACTGTTGCCACGATAAATACTAATGTAAAAGTTAGTTTAGAAGGAAGTATTGATGGAACAAATTATGCTGAGTATTATTTCTNAGAAAAACAATAACTGGTAATGGTACTTATGCATATAACGTTGACAAATACTCCTGTTAGATGGATAAGACCAAGGTTTATTTCAGAAGCTGGAGGCACTGCTGCAACTGTAGTCTTTAGTTTAGCTGCTTCTTAAGATGTCTATACGTCCTACTACTAAGTTAGGTTATAGAGAGGGTATAAGACCTCATCGTTGGAGAGTAAAAAATCCTTACGAAGTAGAGTACGGTGGTGGTGAAAAATTTGGTAGATCAAGAGAGCCAAGAAGATATGCAGGATCTAAATTAGGAATAGATTTAAGATCAGGAGTTGCATAAAATGAGAATGGCTGCCGTTGGTTCTATCATTCCAAATTATAAAGCTGCACCACAAGGTGTAGGTTATTCAGATAAAGCCGTAAAACCACAAGATTTAGGAGCTTGGGAAACATTTGGAAGAATGCCTAATTGGGAAACCTTTCCTGATGATTGGCCACATGTAGGTGGTTACTTTTAAATTGTAAGAAACTCTTCCGTTATAATAGGTTTTAAATCTACTAGTAAATAAACGTGTCAAGCAGTAGTTCAAATAAACAGCCATTAATGGTAGATCGTCCAGCGACAACATCTACTCTTGTTACTGTTGCGGCTGGTCAAAGTTTTAATACTAGCTATACCCCAACTGCTGTTGGTAACGCTACAAAAATTTTCGATGCAGACTCAGCATTAACAGATACAGCTATTAGTGGTGCATATATTGATGAAATTTGGTTTCAATATGCAAAACATGAAGTTGATTTTTTAGCGCCAGTTGCAGGAACCACTGGAACATATTCAGCTAACTCAACAACTTGTACTGTAACTATTGCTGGTGGTCATCATATAAAAGAAGGTCAGCAGGTAATGTTGGACTTTACAACGTATAGCTCTGGTACTGTTCCTGTTGATAATACTTTTACTGTTTCTTCCGTAACTGCTACAACTTTCACAGTAGCCATACCTTCTCAAGGAGCTATTACTGGTAACGTTACTGTTTATCAACCAACTTTATTTTGTTTTTATTTAGTAAGNACTGGAACTGTTACTAACACTAACCAATTCTTCCCTCTATTTACATCAAGTATTGATTCTGTTGCATCTAAACAAAATTATAGTTTAACTTTAAATGAAGAATTACCTTTAATTAATCATCCTGTAGTTCAAGCTGGTTCTAACTTTGGATCTGGAAATAATGAAGTAGCTCCTAAACAACGTGGCCTTATGTTAAAAAGAGGTCAAGCTTTATATGTAGCTGCTAGTGGATCTACTGCATTAACAACTGGTTTCTATTGTAATGTCCAAGGTGGTTTCTATTAAAGATAATGCCTTTCGGCACAAAAGGATTTAGTAATCCACAAAAATTAAATTTTAATACAAAGTTTTCAAGGAAACTTGAAGATGAATCTCAGTTTAATAAGCCTGCAAAATGGGAGAAAGAAGGGCAACCTTTTGGNGTAGCAAAGAATAGAAAAAGTTATAAAAATAGTGAAGTTGCTTTTTATAATACAGATTCTTTATGGTCTCGTTGGAGACGAGGATATGAATTATATACTGCAACTCAAAGTTTTTTAGGTTCAACTGCTTCAGAAAGAAGTAAAAGAGGGGATTATAGAGTTTATTTTTCTTTTCAACAGTATCCAGGTGTCTTTATACCTGCAAGAATATATACTTTTCCTTCTGTTAATCAAGAATTAGGTGAACAAATAGTAGGTATGAGAGATACTGATGCTTTTAGTTTTTATGAGCACGGATTACCGATCTTGGCGGTCAGATACTTAGGAAATGTGGTTAGTTCAACTTATAATCAATCTGGTACTACGTTGGTAATTACAAAGCAAGATCATGGTCTATATCCAGGAGAAAATGTCTATTTAGATATTCAATCTGGAGGAGGTGTTGATGAAACTTTAACTATTGGAAGTACTACACAAAATACATTTACAGTTACAGCTTCAGCAGCAGCCAATGTCAGCGGGAATCTTAATTATTATTTATCGACTACTTTTGGGGATTCGCGTTGGACTGCTATTAGAGTTCGCATTCGCTATATCCCTACAGACGTTACTTTCTTTGCAGGCGAACGTTTAGCTGACAGAATTGTAGAAAAAGATCCAGGTATTACTTCTACATATGCAAGAGTTGGATCAACTTTAACTATTACATGTAGTTCAGCACACGGTTTATCTACAGGTAATAAAGTATATCTTGATGTAAGTACGGGNGGTGTTACTTCTGGAAGATATACAGTTACTGTTTTAAATGCAACTAAATTAGAAATAAATACAATTACTAGTGCTAATACATCAGGTAATTTAACTGTAAGTAGGTTATTGCGTGGACGTAGATACGATGATTATGTTGGTTTCACTGTTACAGCTATTGACGCTTCTAATAACGAAATAGTTTTTCAAAGAAAAGATAGTTATGGCGCTACTACAACTAATACAATTACAAAAACAGTTGTACCAGCTCATCGTGGT